CAACTGGATTTGGTACAAATGGTGTTGACCTTGATTTGCAAGAGGGAGGCACATATGTTTTTGATTGGAGCGATAGTTCTGCACAATCTCACCCAATTAGATTTTCATTAACTAATGATGGAACACATAGCAATGGTACAAGTGCAGGAAGTGAATATACAACTGGAGTTGTGAAAGATGATAGTAATTATTTAACTACGATTACTGTAGCAAGTGGTGTTGCAAGCCTTTATTATTATTGTCAAAACCACAGTGGCATGGGCGCAGAGGTTAGAACTAATGAATCTCATGGAAGTACAAATTTTGATGGTACGATATTATCTGTAGTTCAAACTAATGAAACAGCAGGATTTTCAATATTAAAATATACTGGTACTGGTGTTGCAGGGACTATAGGACATGGACTTGGAAAAACCCCTGCATTATTGTTAACAAAAAATATATCTTGGACTCATGAATATAGTGCATGGTTACAATGGCATCATAAAAGAGAAAATGCTTTTAATGCAAGTACAAATTATGCTTATATGAATCTTTCATCAACTGGAGGAACATCAACAACATCATTTTATAGAGGTGATCAAATAAATACTACCACATATGGGATTTATACAAATGATGCTATAAATGATGCAAGCTATGAGTACATTTGTTATGCCTTTACTGAGATCGCAGGATATTCAAAATTTGGCTCTTACGAGGGCAATGGTACAACAGATAATGCTTTTGTTTATTGTGGATTTCGACCAACTTACCTTTTAATAAAAAATGGAGATGCTAGTGCAAATTGGGTTATTAGAGATGAAAAAAATTCTGGTTATGATCCTTATGATGGAAACCCAATTTTAATAGGTCTTGATGCAGAAACGAATTTAGGTTATCAAGGCTCAAATAATTTTAGGGTAGATTTTATAAGCAATGGTTTCAAAATACGCAGTAGTCAAACAGATTTAGGTGCAAGTAATACTTATTATTTTTGGGCCTTTGGTAATGATTTTAAATTTAGTAATGCAAGATAGGAGATAAAAATGCCTTGGAAACATAACGGAGTAGTAATCAAAGAGGGAAAAAGTTGGTCAGATGGAACTTATAAACATCCTTATAATTGGGCTAGTGCATGGAGTGATGCAGATAAAAAGAAGTTTAATTTAGTTTGGGAAAAAGAAGAAGATAAAAGTTTTGATAATCGTTTTTATTTTGCTAAAGACATTGAAAAAAAACTTGATGATGAAGATGCAAAAGATTCAGATGGGAAACAATTATATGAATTTGATGGTAAAACAAAAATTATCAATGAGGGATTAAAAACTATTTGGATAAGGAGAACCAAAGAAACAACACAAGAAAAACTTAATAAACATGATTGGTTTATTGTTAGAAATGTTGAAAAATCAATAGCAATACCTTCCAATATAACTACATATAGAGATGCAGTAAGAACTGCTTGTGATAACATTGAAAAATCAATAACAGAATGTAAAACACTTGCTGATTTTATGAAATTATTTGATACACCAATGAAAGATGGTATGCCAACTGGAAATGCACCAATATATGATTTTCCAGAGGAAATCTAATGAAACTTAGCAAACATTTTTCATTAAATGAATTATGTAAAAGTCAAACTGCTATAAGACTTGGCATTGATAATCTTGCAAAAGATGAAAATGTAATTACAAATTTAAAAACAATTTGTGAAAATATACTTGAACCAATAAGAGAAAATTATGGAATTCCATTCTCTCCAAATTCTGGTTATCGTAGTCCAAAATTAAATAATGCAGTAGGAAGTTCTCAAAAATCACAACACTTGAAAGGACAAGCAGTAGATATTGAAATTCCATCAATTGATAATTATGAGTTGGCACAATGGATAAGAAATAATTTAAATTTTGATCAGTTGATACTTGAATTTTACAATGGAGAACCATCAAGTGGTTGGGTTCATGTATCTTATGCAGAAGAAAATAGAAAACAACTTCTTACATTCAACGGAAAAGATTGGAATAGTGGATTAGTAAAATGACACAAAAAAAATTACAAAAGCAATCCATTTATGCTGAATATGATGAAGATGGCGATGGAATTGTAAGTGATGAAGAATTAAGTCATGTTGCAGAAATAAAGAAACTAGAACATGATTTACGAAAACAAAGAGCGCAAAGAAGAATGGCAACTGCCAGTTTGGTTGCTATGGGTGTTTTTACTTTTGCTCTCTTTTTGGTGGATATTGAAAGAGTTAAAGCCTTGTCAGATGTATCTAATCTTTTTTATATTTCTGGTGCTGGTATTGTTGGTGCCTATATGGGTGCATCTGCATTTATGAATAGGAATGGAAAATGAAACCAGCATTTGTTTTGCTCTGTTATCTTGCAGGAAACCCAGAGGGAATGTTGCATTTTAGAAATGTAAATAATTGTGATTATTTTAAAAAGTTTCTTACAAATCAAACTATCAAAATTGGAGAAGAAACAAAAAAATATGAATGTTATTGTAAATTAGTCAAAGTCAATGAAGAAATGAGGTTATGGTAATGTTACAAGCACTTATTGGACCAGTTACTGGATTATTGGATAAATTTATAGAAGACAAAGATCAAAAAGCAAAATTAGCACATGAGATTGCCACAATGTCTGAAAAACATGCTCAACAAATTGCATTGGCACAAATAGAAGTCAATAAAGCAGAAGCACAATCTGGTTCATTGTTTAAAGGTGGTTGGCGCCCTGCAGTAGGATGGATTTGTGCTATTGCTTTTGGTTATCATTTTATACTTAAAGATTTGATAATGTTTATATGTGGAGTTGCAGGATTAGAATTACCAGATTTGCCCAGTTTTGATATGTCCACACTTCTTACTGTTTTAGGGGGCATGCTTGGAATAGGATCACTTAGAACATACGAAAAACAAAAAGGATTGACAAAATGACAGAGTTGGTTTGTCAGAGATGCAAAGCTGTTTTAAAAAAAATTGAACTCAAGGATTTGTATCAATGTCCAATATGTAAGGTAGTTTATGACAAAAAGACTTACTAGACCTCAAGTTCAAAGATTTTTGATTCTTTGTCAATTAAATGATACATATACCCCAACCCTTTTTAAAAATATGTTACGAGAAATGATGACTGATAAATTTGTAGAATTTAAAGATCAAAACTTTGTAATTACAGAAAAAGGTAGAAAAGAAATGGAAAGACTATTAATATTAAGTGGAAATAAGGAAGAATTAATTGGCAAGGGAATCAGCACATCAATTAGCAGTTAAAGCATTAGAGAAAATCGCAGAGCATGAAAAAGAATGTGCTATGAGATGGGGAGAAACAAAATCCTCAATCAATGATATGAAGCAACATATAAAAAGTCACTCAACAAAATGGGATAGATTGACTTGGTTAATTATTGCAAGTGTCATAGCATTTTGGCTTACAAGTTTTCTAAAATAATGGAGTTGTATAATAGAGTTACTCACAATTACAGCGGCACTAGGAATTGCCAACAAAGCATTTGAAACTATAAAAAAAGGATTTTCTATTGGTTCAGATATTGATCAAATGGCAGGTACAATTGGAAAATGGATGAGTGCAGTTTCAGATGTTGAACAAGCAGAAAAAGAAGCACAGAATCCACCATTATTTAAAAAATTACTTTATGCAAGTTCTGTAGAGCAACAAGCATTGGAAGCATTTGCCGCAAAGAAAAAACTTGAGCAACAAAGATATGAATTAAAACAATATTTAAGTTTGTCATTTGGTCCTCAAGCATGGAATGAACTTCTTGCTATGGAAGGTAAAATTAGAAAACAACGACAAAAAATGATTTATGAAAGAAAAGAAAGACTTCATAAAATTATAAATATAATTGCAATAACAGTTTTGACTCTTACAATAATTGGATTTTTATTTTTATTATTGTATTTATATAAACACAGAAATAGTGGGTAAAATTGTTTGGATACTTTTTGGCATATTATATTCTTCCTCAATACAATCTGGTGGAAAAGAATATAAATACAAAACAGAACCCAACTGGTCAAGAAATCAAAAAGAAATCAGACAAGAAAAAAAAATCTATGTTACTTGCAGATTAAAATATCAAAAGATATATAAAAAGAGATTGGCTTGTATTTATGAGGGCGCAAATAAAACATATGAATTGGAGTTTACTGATACTCACATTGGTTGTCCAAAACAGTATAAGTGCCTGCACAATCCAAATTCACCAGAACCAAATATTAATGACGTTTTAGAAAGTCTAAGGCAACAAATGAAAAACAAATGAAAAATTTTATTTATATAACAATTACAATATGGACTTGCAGTTTTTTTGGGGGTTTCTTTTTTGGTTGATACAAGATCAATTTTAATATCTTTAGAAGATTTAAAAAGAATGAAACTAAATGAGAATCAATTGAAACTTACAATTTATCTGATTGACTATTATGTTTTGAAAGAAAAACAAAAACCTAGAGGAATAGTTTCATTAAGGGAAAAATGCGAATATTTGCTTGGTTACAAGGTTGTTACGACATAAAACCAATTTTTTTCTTGATTTAAGAGCCATAGAGGGCATGAAAAGATACTCTCATGTATGATACCATCCCTTATCTAAAACATCTTCCGTGTATCCAACAAACAAGCGACCATCTAATTCCCTCTTTTATTGGGTTTACTTTATGAGGTAAAAAGGATGGAAAAACTAATATTTGATTTTTTTCAAGATTAACAGTTTGAATTCCATTATTGAAAACCAGAAACTCCCCACCATCAAAATCATCATTCAATAAAATACTAAATCCAAGTTTTCTAGTTGAAGAATCTCCATTTCCTAAATCAACATGCCAATCATATCCTTTTGATGGCGCAGAGTATTTAAGTAATTGTGGTCTTTCAAACATACCAATCAGATCATAATTGTACTCTTGATTGTAATTTATCATAAGTTGCAGGATTGTTTCGTCTACCCAAGATTCTTTTTCATGGATTGGATAAACTTCAACATTTCGTATATCTACAATTTTTTCAGTTTTTTCAGTATTTTCTTTTTGAACAGAGCCAAGAATTGGTTTTATTTTCTTTCTCAAATCAAAAACTTTTTGACAAAATTTTTGATCAACATAATCAAGCATCACACTATGTTGAGTTTCATTTATTTTTGGGGGTATTGCTATCGTCATAATAATTTTCCTTGTATTGGGTTTCTAATTGTATAAATCCATTTATTTATACCTTTTTTAGTTCTTTGAGTTTGTTTTTCTTCAAATGAATATAAATTAAAATTTAATGCTTTCCAAAATTTATTTGCTTCAAGATTTTCCCTGCATCTCAAAGTAATACTTTCAAAACCTTTTTTTCTAGCAATAAATTCAATTCTTGAAAATAATTCTCTGCCATGATCAAGTCTTCTTAAATCTTGCTCAATACAATGTTGATAAATTTTTAAATTAAATGAGTTTCCATTTCCAATCACACAAAATCCACTTGAGAATCCACCATCTGATGAAATAAAAACTTGATCATTTTCTATTAATTTTTGTAAATAAGGTTTTGGTATAAATCCAAGTTTATCTGAATTTCTTTTATGTAGATCAACTATAAAATCTAATTTTGCTTTATCATTCATTTTTTAGGTACTTTGTCCAATAGGTTAGTTCACTAATGATGAAACTGAGTTCAACAACAGTCCTCAACGAATGGACAAAGCATCCTTTTTATCTTTACAAAATATAACAATCTTAAATATAGGTAAATGTTATATTTCATAAAATTCTAGCTTTCTTTAAATATTTGGCAAGTGATTTTCTAAAAAGTTTTCTACTTCTCAAATTCAGTCTTGCAGATGGGTAAGGATAAAGCCATCTTTGGTTCAATCTTCTAAAAGCATATTTAGTAAAAACTTTATTATCAGTTTTAGCTTTTACAAAAAGAGAATATAAGTTTAAGAATGTTTTTGGTTGATCAAGGTATAAAGAGTTTATAGCAAGATCAAAGACAGTTGTTTTGCCATTTATGATTGATCCTATAGTCATGAATAAATCTCGTAAAATTCTTGTTGAGTTTTTATTTCTTTACCAGTTGTATAAAATCTAAAAGCATCTCTTAATCTTCTTAGTTCAATATAATTGTAAATAAAAAATGATTTCAGTTTTTTTATGTCATATTTTTGCTCTTTGTTCAAAGCAGAATAAACTTTCTGAGTTTCAGAAGTTTCAATCATATTTTTTTTATTTGCTTTGATAATAGTCTTGATATGTGTATTTACAAAAACATAAAAATTTTCCCAATCAGACAAAGTAAATTGATTTTTATCTAAATTTTGAAAAAAAGATTTTCCCTCATGCCATTTTGAAGCATGAATTTCTTTTGGACAATAGGCAAATAATAAATCAGTAATCTTTTTTAGTTCTTTCCAAATAGTTCTAGTTTCTTCATCCATAACCATACAAGTTCTTGTGATTGTTTTAGTTTGAAATTTGATCATTTGAATTTCTCTCTTTCCTTGCTTTGTTAAAGTTTATTTCTTCCTGCATTTTTTGTTTTACTGCAATCTTCATAATATTCTCAAGTCTTTCAGTAAATTGTTGTTCAGTTAGATTTTGACTTCTCAAAAATTTACAAGTTTTGTAATATGTAGGCAATATCATAAAAGACATTGCCTCTTTGAAAAGTTTTGATCTTTTGTTTATCAGATTAGTCATTTTGTAAATCCATAACAACATTTACATCAAGAACAGTATGTGGTGGATTTGATATTCCATAAATCAAAGATGAAGTATTTTCATCTTTCTTTTTTAGTTCATCCAAAAAAGATTTAGCATCATCCAAATTCTTGAAAAAGTTTTTGTCATAGTTTCCAATTCCAAGTCTAGTTGAAACACAATATTTCTTGATATGAAGTTTCAAATAATTATCATAGTCATTTGAATTTTTGATAGTATCTATAGTAAGCATTTTGTTTTCCTTTGTTTTGTTTTGTAATTATATAATTAAAGTAACATCTGTTTGTCAGTATGTCAACCCTAAAAAGATGTTTTTTGTCTTTTTTTCAACTCTTTCATGTAAGTCCACTTTTGATCAGCATAATAATTTTCTTTCCAAGTATTAAATGATCGCATAGCTATTTCAGCATTCTTGCAATCTTGGATTATATTTTTAAGTTGCTCTGTAGAGCATTTAGAAGCATCAGCTTCCCATGTTTTGAAGTCATGTGATGTTGCAGACATAAAACCTCCTTTAGTTCCCTAGTGTGTCTATATGGCGCTTTATTATGCCATTCATTGTTTGTTTTACTTCATCATCAGAGTTATATTTCAAAAGCAAGAATTCCAAAGGTACTTTCAAATTCTTAGCACTTTCTCTAAAAATAGTTTCTACAAAAGTTTTAAATAATGAGTCTATTTGTTTTTTAGTTAATTCCATTCCCTGCTCCTATAATCGTATATCTTTTTGCTCATATTCTTCTTGCCATTCTTGGTTGATAAACATGAGTTCTTGTTTAGTTAAGTATTGCATGATTTCATTTTCTTCTTGGTATAAAGCATTAAATAGATCATCCCATTGGTCATGATTGATATAGCCAGTTCTTGTATCTCTCATGAAGTCATGAACAATCCTAGCAAATCTTTTTTTGATAGTTTCATACTCTTGTTCTGATATGTCAGAGTTTTCAATTATTTCTTTTAAAGTTTTCATTTATGCTTCCTCAAAATGTTTTGCAATATTGAAGAATCTTGCAGTTTGAGTTGTTGTATAAGCATTTGTATATTTAGTAATTATTCTTTTTCCAATGAAGTTAGGACTCTTGAAAGTTATTCCTTTTACTTCATTATTTGAAATAAATGCAGTATATGTAATTCCGTTTATTTCTTTTGTTTTTGTTATAATTTTATTTTCCATTTTTTCCTCTGTTTTGTAATTATAAAAATATAGTAACATGGGATTGAAACAATGTCAACCCCATGTTGGTGTTTTTATTGCATTATTTTGATATATCTTTCGTCTTTTGTAAGTTTACCATTTTCCTGCAATTCAAGTTTCTTTTTTTCTGCTTCCTCATAAGTATCAAAAAGAAACCCTTGGTCTGCAAGCATTCCAAGTCCATTTACATTTTCGTGTAAATATATTCTATATTTTTTAGTAACATTTTTTTTCATATTATCTCCTTTGTTTTGTAATTATAAAAATGTTTATAATTAATAGTATCATAAGATTGTCAATATGTCAACCCCTAAATGATGTTTTTTTTAACCAAGTTCTTTTTTCAACTGATAATATATATCTTGAAACTCATCAAAATACCAAGTTTCAAAATTTTCCCCAACTCT